ATCCCAGCCCTCGGCTCTGAGCGCATCGCACATGACAACCCCCATGCCACCCACATCCGCGTAGATGTCCTCGGCCTTCAGCTTCCATTTGCGAAACTCACTGATGAACCGCCCCACACTGGCCATCGTGTCCTTGTCCCGCCAGCGGATCAGACCCTTCACCGTGTTCCCATGGCGCACCACCATCACGCTCTCATCCCCGCCGGCGCTGAAGTCGCAGCCCGCTGTGAGCCGATGACCCTCCGTATCCTCCTTGGGTGGGCCACTCACAACCTTCTGCCAATCGGAGGTCTTTACCGCCGTGAGGCTTCCGTCATCCTCCATAAACTCCGCGTAGATCATCGAGCGCACCAGCGGATGCCCCTCGCCCCAGCGGGCCATCTGCTCCGCTATCCACTCCTTCCGGATATGCGGACAGTCGTAAGCGGTAACGGTAAAGGTCTGCCACTTGCCATCATTCCTCCGGAATACATCGTAGAAGTACCCGGAGCTGCCACCCGGACTGCTCATCAGCAAAGTCCGCGTCGGCTGGCACCGCTCCATCGACTGGAATATCCCGTCCGGAACCGCCTTCGCCTCGTCCACAATGTACATCAAGTCATTGCTCGGACCCTGCACATGCCAGCCCTCCGCCTTCTCCGGGTTGCTGGCTGAGAACCCAATACACCGGCTGATCAGCTCCTGACCATCCACCTTCTTAGGGTACACATACCGGATCTCGCCATCCTTGATCGAGAAACCGTTCTCCTCCCCTCCCAACCCATTGATCATCTTCCGCAGATGAGGCCACAACGCGTCGGCCACCTGTCGGTACACACCAGCGGTACACACCACCAAGCTCCCCGGCCAGCGGAGCATGTGCCAGACCACCGCGCTCGCCGCTACCATGCTCGTCTTGCCAGAGCCGTTCGCAGCCTTGAGAGCCACCTTCGAGTGCTTCTCGTTCAACGCACCCAACACCGCCTCCTGCCACGCGTAGGTTTCACGTAGGCCAAGCATCATCTTGGGGAAGTTCTTAAGCTGCTGAGCCTCCTCCAATAGCTTGCGCTGCTTCCACGCAGGGATGTGAGAACCCATTCCGAGTGAAGGGGATTTCTTGCGCTTAATTTGCTTGACGGGCATAAAATTTGGTGTGGGACGGGGAGGGGGTATATAGGTAACACCCACCCCCCTCTTGGGGGTCCTGGTCCCCCCGTGGTGTTACTTTCCCCCTCCGAATGCTCCGAGTAGGGCTCCGCTTACCGATAACTCCTTCCCTCCTTTACCAGTGTGCTCGAGTTGAGCGCGAGCAACGTAACCTCTCGTTCTCTCCAGTAACCATGCGGAGCCTTGCCAGCCTGGGCCGCAGGAACGGACGACTGAAGATAACTCCACTTCTCCATTGAATCGGGCTTGTTCCAGTTCTGCTGCGAAAGCTGGGTTCCTGGCAAGGTAGCTTTGCCAGCCCGATCCGTTGTTCCAGAACCCACAGCCAATCGCGATGCGTTCCAAAGGAATCCCAAGGCGAGCGGCTTCAATCGCTTTTTTTGTGACTTCAGTGGAAAGGATTTTAAGGGGTCTCCCAATCTTAGCCTTTGGCTTCTCCGCGACCGTAATTTCCTTCGTTTCCTTCACCTTGGCCATGCCCCCTTCCTAGCCTCTTGGAAGCAACTCGCCACTAAAAACCAGCAACTCGCCCCTTTTTTGTGGGCGAAAGTTGGCTAGTGTCTTAAATAGTCGGCTCCAATGAAAAACGCAGCAACGACCGCAACGACCGCAACCACCACCGAGAAGCCTTTCGCTTCCTTCACCAATGTAGGCTGGGTCCGCCCCGGAACTTTTGTTCCCATTGCAACCATCAGCCCGACGCCCGACTGGGTCCGAGGCGTGACCGATTCCCATCACGGATGCCATGAAATCCTGACAGGAACCGAGAAGGACTGTTGGTGCATGCTATTCGTTCGCTTTGGTGCGGGCGACGGCCTGCCTCCGGGCGATTGGCTGATTTACTACCGGTATGATGATGATGATGGAACTCATGATCACCAACTCTGCGTTGCGGCCCGCATCACGCAGTGACCGGATCCGGTGGATTACCCGCAAGGGTGATCCCTCTGGTCCGATCATCGTGATCGGTGTCTCAAATCATGAAATCAAAACTCCTCCGTGCGCTGGCCTTCCTAGCGCTTCACATCCTCCTTTTCCCGGTAATCTGGCTTTTGGCCGACGCTTTGATCGGGGGTGCAAATTGACTCTTTACCGTTGCAACGGCTTCCGCTCCGTCCGCTCCGATTCTATCCGGGACGCCGCCGGGGTTTTCGCGAAACGTGCCGCCCGCCGCGCATTTGGAAGGCGCGGACTTGTCCGAACCCTCGTGGAGGATTCCTACACCCGGAACCTGTCCATCGTGGAGTTCGCCGCTTTCATCGGATATCCGACAGGTCCCAACGAAACGACGGGCCACAATGTTCGTTTTACCGTGATCCATGGAGGTGCCCAATGAACGGATTCATTCTCCACGAAGATCGCGACCGTGTGATCATCGCGACCGGATTTGAATCCCCCAGTGACAACCGGAAGACGGGCGATATGATCCAAATTTGGATTCTTGTCAAAGCCGTTTCCCCTACCGAAGCAATTCGAACGGGGTTGGACCGTTTAATCTGCGGAAATTGCGTCCATCGCGGGCACGAAGAAAACGGTCGCTTTGGAGTAGGCCGCTCATGCTACGTAAATCCTGGCCAAGCCCCCCAAGGAATCTGGAAAGCGTGGAAAGCGGGCCGATACTCTCCCTTGCGTAGTCTCGAGTGTTTCGCAGGCCGGAAAGTTCGCTTCGGAGCCTACGGGGACCCGACACATTTGCCGCTTTCCCTTGCGCTAGCAATTGCGGGCGTTGCAAGCGGGCACACAGGCTATACCCATCAGTGGAGAAAACCCTCTTTGCAACCTTGGCGTTCCCTTTTGATGGCCTCCGTTGACAGCGTGGCGGAACTGGTCATTGCCCGTTCCCTTGGCTGGTCAACCTTTCGCGTCGGCTCCGAAGCTAGCCCTGGCGAGTCCCTTTGCGCCAGTGAACGCATCGGAACCCCCTGCATGGATTGTCTCATATGCGCGGGTGCTCGGGGCGGACTCGAGTCTGTCCATATTCCGCCCCATGGGACCGGAAAGCGGCACTTCGTGGACATGCCCGCTCTGATCGCTTGAATTCCCCGGCCAGCCCATCGGAAACGGTGGGTTGCGCGGGCAATTGACGCCCAAAAACAAATCAAAACTATGGCCACACTAAGCAAACACGGGCACGAGGTTGCCCGTTTCGACTACTTGCGTTTTATCCTGTCGTTCCGTTCCGATGGATCGATCCTGAAGAATGAGGGCGACGGGTGGAAACTCGCGAGGCTCAAAGAGGGCTCAACCTTTGAGCAATGCCTCTTCGGGTGTCGCGAGCGTGAAAGCAAGCGGTCCCGTGCCTTCCTAGACTATCGCGCCGCGGTTGTTTCGGAATTCCCATTGGCGCAGCGCCTGATTTACTTGGAGCTCTCCGATTTACTGGACGGCGACATCGACGGGCTCTGGTCTAGTCTCGAGGATGCGGGGATCCACGTGGACCTTGAAACGCTGCGATGGATCCATGGATTGAAAGAGGCCGCAAAGGGGAAGGCGCTTGTCTCGTGAAAACCACCCATTGGATTTCCTCCGACTTTGTATTCCGCGAGGTCAAAACCCTTCACAGTTACATGGACGGATCCGTAATTCGTCCCGCAACACCCCAAGAGGCGGCAGAGTCCGAAGAGCAAGCGCGTCATGACGGCGGCTCCGGAGTGATCATCGCGGACATCGACGGAAAACCCTTTCCTTGCTACGTCGAATGACCGACCTATTCCGCGCCCTTGGCTACCTCTTGCTTGGCGCTTTCTTCGTTGCCCTTATGGTCCTCTCCGCCCTAGCGGGCAACGGTTGATAGTCGGCCACTCTCCCCCTTCGCCCCCGTATGGTTCGCCCTGCGGGGCTTTTCTTTGCCCTGATCCTGTCTCCACTCGCCCCGCTATTCCGGAGCCCGCAGCGCCCCGATTGCGCCCCGTCTCGCCCCCTTCCTTCCTTCCTTCCCAGTCAACCCTACCCCCGGAGCCAGGTTTCGCCCCCCTAGGACACGCCATGTCCGACGGCTCCGATTTAACACAAGCGCCCGTCACTTATGTCACAATCGCCCGCATCCACTCTTCTGATTTATCACTATTCCCCAATCCTCCATAAGCCATACGGAATTCGGAATTCGGAAATTAGAAATGCTAATGCCCCGATACCTCATCATGGAGCGGGATCGAGTTGGCCAATCATCCGTGGGTGTGAATGGAGCGGCAGAATGGAGCGGTTTCGGCCCTTCCGTTTCCAGCCCCGCGGACCCCGCTTTCGCAATTTGATGCGGAAGCCCCCCCTCCAACGCCTCCTAGACCCCTTTCCGCTCCAGCGCTGGGCATCCACATCCATCCATCGGACCCAGCATTCCCGCCCCCCCTGCTCCCATCCTCCGGATCCCCGGATCCCTGCTTCCAAGTTTCGCAATCCGGAATCGGGGGTTCTCAAAAATTGCCGCCGAGCGCGGGGCGTCTTGAAACGCCCCCGCAGCGTCTCGGCGATGCTATTTTTGACTCCCTTTTAAGGGAGTAGTAAGACTCCCTTTTAGGGGAGATAGCGGGGGGGGCGCGGAACTTTCTGGGACCGTGATTGGAAGTTCCTTCTGGATACTTGACGGGTGCCCCGGGAGAACGTACCTTGGTTCTCCTATGAGTTATCTAGAGAACGGTTCCACCCTCCGCGCCATGTTCCGCCTGATGCCGCCGATGAGGCACGACGCCGACCCTACTCGGTCCGAGGTCGTGACCTACATTCGCGAGAATCTGAAATGCGATCTTGGCCGTGCGCTTCGTGCGTTTGATTCGATGCGCCACATGAAGAGCGCGGTATTGATATTCGATCGCATCCATCGCCAGTGGCGTGGTTGTGATTGGGTTCCTGCCGAGGAGGTGGACAAGATATCACTATTGATGAGCACTGTGACAGAGCTGAAGCGTGATATATCATCATTGAGATCGGAGCTTCGGAAGGTGAAGGGCGAGGTTGTGTGGCTGCGTCGTCGCAAGGGAGGCAGGAAGACCGATGATGTGGCCGACTCGGAGGAGGATGATCTGGATTCGAAACCCCAACAGCAACAAGCCGCTCCCCCCGAAGAGAAAGCGGCTGATGGAGAGGACTGGTTTAAGGCTATGCGCGACGCCTTGGCTGAGGGCGATAAGGCTTCTCCTTCTTCAGCTCCGCTCCCGTGAACGCTAGGGGGTTGCACTCCTCCCACTGGATGCCGGTGGCTGAGTGTTGAAGATTGAGAATGGGAGACGGGAGTCCAATCCTCCCTCCCCGCTTGCAGAAGGCTAGCTGGAAGCGCCGAGGCTTTGATTGGCCTACCTCATGGAGAACGGCTATCTCACGCGCCCAGTTGGCGAGTTCGGAGGAGCCGAAGCCTGAGTGGGCCAGTTCCATTGTGGTGAGTGGTTCGCCGCCATCCTTGCGTTGAGGTTTGGCTACATGGTGCATCCAGACCCAAGCGACCTTGGTCTCGTGGAGGATGGGTTGGAGTTTGTTGCGAAGGAATATCGACACCTCGGACTGATCGCTGAGGTCGCCTCCGAAGTAGGAGAACAAGGGATCGGCCACGATGAGATCGAGCTTGGAGCGGTGGATGAACCGGCGGGCGTAGGCGAGGAACTGGTCACCGGTACGAACGGTCTCGGTCCTGAACTCCAGATTTTTCTGAAGCTGGTTCATCTGATCGAGACTGAATCTCTTATGCACCACCCCGCGGAATGCTTCGGCGAGATCGCCCTTGTCGTTCTCGGCCTGGATGACCCCGATCTTCAATGGCTTCACCGGCTTGATTCCGAAGAAGTCGAGGCCGAGGCACCAGCGGATGACGATCTGCATCATCAGGGATGACTTTCCGATACCGGTACCACCGCTGACGATCATGGAGGAGCCGCGGGTGATCCATCGATTGCCGATCAGGTTATCCGGATCGTTGTCCGGATCGAAATCCATGAGGTCTTTGATGGTGACCACCGTGGACTTGTCGTCATCGGTCTCCCGGGAGGTGAGGTAGTCTTCCCATGAAGCGGAGCCGAGGTTAGTGGCCAACAGCTTTTGCTGGGATACAGGACTCCGCCATGCGCCCGGGAGCCTGCTGTAGCGCGAGGGATTCTTGTTCTTGGCATCGATGCCCGGGATCGACGAGTAGATGATATCCCGGCGGATGTCCCATTCCTTGCGGTTGGGCGCATCCACGCGGACCCAGGCATGGATGGACTTGCCGCCAGAGTCGATGAGGACGGTGATGGGTAGGCCAGAATCGCGGAAGAG